TGTATTTAAAAATATGTGTTGTTCGTTCTCACGCTTTAACCGTTCGGCTTCGAGAGTGTCCGAGGACGGCGCGCGAAGTGATTTAATTAAATTACCTAATTGATCGTAAGATTTTTGTAACTCCGCCCCTCTCTCGTCCGAGATAGTCGACTTTGTTAATATGTTTTCGAGGTTTTTAAATAAGGTCTCGACGTCCTCAAGGCTTTTAATTCCTGTCGTTGGCGTGTTGCTATTGGCACCCCAAGCCGTAAGACTTGACACCTCCCAGAGTTTAACCTCCGAAATAATATTCGCCCCTCGTTCTTTGTTGTAATTCTCTCTAATCGTTTGAAATCCGTGAGAGTGTTCAGTGATAATTCCCTCTTTATATTCGATTAAAGTGTCTTGCCCTAATGTAGATTTAGACATTTGAGAAACTGCAAACGCTCCTTTTTCGTCTTCGCCTAATTCTAAAATTCTACCAACTGCGAGGTGTGGATCGTGGTTTTTAAAGTGCTTAATTCTGGATAGGTTTTCATTTATAGACTTTTTAAAAGAACCTTTTTCCATTATATCGCCGTCGCTGTCTTTATTTCCAAACGACGAAAAATAAAATTCTACAATACCTTTGCTTTCTTCGATTCCTTTTATTTCAAGGCCGCAACTTTTAACGCTTTTATTCATTACTATTTTGGTTTGTGTTTAACAAAGATACAAATTTCTTAGCCTCATCTATTGGCAACCCGTGAGCGTGTGCTATTATATTGGCCGCCGCGTCTGGAGAAAGTCCTTGTTTTGTTTGGGCTACTACTTTAATAATACTGTTTGTGATTTTTTCGGACCTTGCCGCCTTTTTGTCCTCGTCCTCTTGTAATGCTCCGATGTGTTGCAAGTCTTGGACGACTGTATAGTTTTTATTATCTCGCTCGGACCAATCTTTTACTACTGTTGAATTATACTTTGATAGTACTCGCCTGTCTAATGGCAAAACAGAGTTTTCATAAAACGACTTTAACGCGGCTTTCTGGTTGGCGTGTGTCTTGTTCGCAGGATCATTAAACAACTCAGAGGGGGCGCCGTAAACATTACAGAGCGTTCGTAAATTCTGTATAGCCGTTTTTAAGATCTCTAAATCGCTCGAAGACATGCCCAATTGAAGAAATTTTCCTTTTCCCGAACCCGCCAACACTTTGTTGAACTTTCCAGAGCCTCCGATCTCTTTGTCTAAAAGTGCTTGTCTTGACTGCAACTCTTCGGCTGTGAGCGGGAACTCCCCCTCGTTGGTGTAGATTCCTGCAATACCTCGATTTGTAATCATTGCCGCCTGTGCTTCGGCTCTTTGGTTGTCACCATGTAAAGCAAGCCAAGCCGCCGCAAGTGGTGACAAGCCGCGAAGAGACTCGACGCCTCTCGTTGTTGGGTTTACATACTTCAAGTGAATTAACTCGTCTACAGAAAAAGACTCTTTTTGTCGTCCTAATTCAAACATGTACCCCGAAACGGTCAACGGGTTTGACTGTGTGCTTAGTACCTCAATTAATTGGCTCGGCCACGTCTTTAACTCGCTTATTCCAAAACCTACAGACTCCACAGGCTGCCAGAATAGATCGCCAGTTGTTAGCATGTAAGTGAATGATTCCTCTTTAAAATCCTTTTGCGTTTGCTCTGGGTTTGGTTGCATAACGAAATCAAAGAAACGCCCGTCTTTTACGTCCTCAAGTGTTCCGTCTTTTTTCACCTCTTTAGGTAGCCAAGGCACGTCCGAACCCGTCTCGCTTATTTTCCTAATAATGGAATACGCTTGAGCGTTTCGCTCGAATCCCTCCGTTATGAGTTTATTATCTGACTGTTGGCCCGCCGAATTGCCACCGCTTAAAATAGTGAGGTTGCCGTCTGCTAGGTTTCTATGCTGTGAGCCTGTGAGACTAAAAACGTCCGAATGCTTGAACCCTGTTAAAAGATTGAACGCTTTTTCTTGTAGCCAATTACCCATCTAAAATAGTTTTGTCAAATTTACAATATTTTTTTAACCTATTTAAAGCGCCCCTCCGACGTCTCTCGAAAGCCTGTCGAATGCATACCTCAACGGGTCGATTAGGTGGTTAAATTTATCTATCGGAATCCCTGCTTTCTTGTCGTTCCAAATGTAGTTATTTAATTCTGTTTTTAAATTGGGCGAAGAACCGCAAACGATTAACTCGTAATCCATTATTTTTTTAAGCCCTGAAATTATACTCCCCGAACCTTTAACGCATGGTTGTATATTAAACCCCTTTTGTCTTAAATCGTGTATAGTTATTTTCCCCGCGCTATCTGCTATTATTAACCCGCTTTTTTCGACTCTATCAGTCAATAGCTTTGCGATGTCGTCCGTCCCTAAGTTTTGCAAATATGCCTTTTCTTCGATGTATATTTTTTTAACCCTTTGATCGACGGCCACCTTTACAAGTCCGCAAGGGTCGGGATTAAATCCAAAGTCGAGGCCGTGGCAATATGGGAGAGACTCGTCGAAAGCTCCCTCGGTCCAATTAGGTAGAATTGCGCCCTCCGCCTTTTCCAACCAACCGCCAATATAGTTGTGATAGTATCGTTTAGGGTTATTTTCTTTTGTTTTGTTTGCTTTGTCTATCCAACTTTGAGGCAAATATCCCGCCTTTTCTGCTAGGTGGTAGGTCGTATGTATGTGCTCGACTGTATCAAGGTTGGAAATTGTTACCTCAAAGCCTTCAATTTTTATTTTTTTGTTAGCGGGTTCGATCCATCGTTTATAAATAAAATGCTCTGGAGTTGTTGGATTCATTATCCAAATGACTCGATTAACGGCCTCGCTACTCCTAATTGAATCGTCTATTGTGTCGAAATCCTTCTCTTTGGTGAACTCTTCGCCCTCATCGATTACCATTGTTGTTAGTCCTGGAATAGATTTAAGCGTCGCGGTCTGGTTTCCTGAGCTTGTCTTTACCCCTGCAAACATAATAAACGAGCCTGTTTTTAAATTAGTCACTCTGTCGCCTCTGAATTGAAATATCTTGTATGAGTTATTGCGCTGTATGGCTTCTTTAAACTCTGGTATTATTGACTTCTCGGCGCTTGTCATTGTGTAACGTAGAAACAATACTCCGTGACCAACTTCAAATGTTAAGCGGCTTAGAAAATCATGTACGCTTGTAGATTTGAGAGAGCCACGTCCTCCAGTTACTAGAAAATACCTCTTTTTAGATGTGTAGAGAGGTTTGTACGCTTCGTTAATCTGAGTCATCTTTTACCCAGTTAATAGGGTTTATAGACTCGCCGTCTGTTGTGTGGTCAATCTCTTGCTTACTTGTCTCCATTAACCCGTGTAAAGACTTTAGGGCAAATATTGCTATAGTTCTATCTATCTCTCCCTGTGAAGCCCTTTCCCATAGTATCGACTCACATTTATTGTACATCCTTTTTAAAGTGCGAAAAACGACTTTATCGTCGTTAAATTTATCCATCAAATAAGCGAATAAATCTCTATACGTTTCGCATTTCTCAGCAATTGAAGAAATAAAGAAAGTTTCATCGTCTACAGCGTCTAGAGCTTTATTTGCTAATTTCCTAGCCTCTTCAACTGTCCATTTTTCCGCGTTCTTATTTCCTTTTACTGACATAATTTTCTCTTTACTTACAATAAACCTATCAATTGAATAAGCTGTTCGAATGTTATTTTACCCTGCGCAACGAACACAAGGCCAATTCCAGCAAGCACAACAAAAGCCAATATTCCTGCATATTCTGCAAAATCTGTTTTCCCTTCGCCTCCAATCTCTGACGCTTTGTTCTTTTCGATGTGGTCAATTACTTTACCTTTCAACAGTTTTGCAACTTGTAGAGACACTCCGACAAATGGGTTACTTTTTCCCGCTAGGCCACTAGCAAAAGAGATTAAACCTCCGATTAACTTTTTACCTTTTCCGTTGCTCATAACTAAAATTATTTTTTATAAAGATAGTTTATTTCAATTCATTCAAATCTATAGAAATCTGGATCTCTCCAAACCCAGACGAACGAAAGGCGCTAGAGGTTGTTTTACCGTTATAGGTTGCCATTAAGAAAAGCGAGTCGGGACCTTGTGAGCTTAAAGAAATTGAATAATCGTAAGTAGTAGCGTTTTGATTTGTTTCGATTGTTTCCTCTACTGTGTATATTGGAGTAATATAGTTGTTCCCGTCCGCGTCCATGTAATTAATGATACTGAGTCCTTGCTCAGAATAAGCGTAAATCGTTACGAGGTGACTTTCTGCCAAACTTGTTGAGGCTGCCGTCTCGATTTCTTCTTTTTCACACGCTGCAAATAATACAGCAATTCCAAATAATAATATTAATTTTTTCATAATTGAATTTTTAATTGTTGTTAAATATAAAGTTAAAATCGTCCTCCTTCAAAAGCTCGTTATCCTTAAAGTACATTTTTAAACTATCAATAAACGCCTTTCGATTTGGATATTTGTCTTTGTGTGTTGCCTGGTACTTGTTGCAGTACTTTTTCCAGAGCCTATTATTTTCGTCTATTTCGTACTTAATTTTAAAGGTCGACTTTTTCGGCCTTGCCTGCATTAAATTAACGATCTTTTGTAAAAAAGGCTGCACCGCTTTAGCGTGTATTTTGTGCGCTTGTTTTACTTCTTTGTTGTGTTCCGATGTTGATTTCATAATCGTTTTAATAAAAATATTGATTCAATGAAGAGGTAAACCGCTCCAGTTGATAGGATAAAATACTGGTCTAAGTTAAAAAATAAAGGGTACAAAGCCACATTAACCCAAAAGGATTGACAATAAATACAGAGCCCCAGAGGCTTTAATATTGCGCGATATTTACGCCGCTTTTTTGCTCGGTTCTTTATCCAATGATAAAGGAGCCAAAGATAAAACCTTCGGAAAATCATTCCGCTTTTGTAGGTCTCTTGTAGTAAGTGACTCAGGGCGGACACATAAAGGGAGTATTCTAATATATTCACAACCTCGATTGTTACAACTGTTTTTTGTTTCTCTCATATCTCAAAGATATGAAACTAATTAATTAAATACGCGCATTAAAACGACGCGATAACAGCCGCTAAAACTCATTTCGTGCCTCAACGCGTTTTAGCTTGGTGTTATAGGTAATAAATAATACTACATTATACCTTAATAAAATCCTCATACTCTTCGTTATACTTTCGTTTAAACCATTTTTTAAAGTGTTTAGCGCATAAACTCCTATCGTTTTCGTCTGTAAATTTAGAGGGCTTACCACACTTTTGCTTTAGTGGTTTTCCGTAACTTCTACTTAATAGCTTAATATGTTCACATTTACACATAATTTCTCTCTTTTAATCCGTATTATTTAAAACCTATAACATAACCTCAAAGCACATTAAAACGGTGCTTTAGCTTCTCACATTATATTTAATTATTCCTTTCAATGTAAAACAATTCATTTTTTAAATCGCTCAATTCAATTTGCAATCGAGCCATTTCATCAGAATCTTTCATCCATTTCTTTTGTCTGTTAATCATTTTCCAACATTCTTTTTCTCGCTTAGATAAAACCTCTATTTTATCCATAAAATATTTAGAGGTTCT